TCCTCTGCCATAAGTTTAGCTTCTCTTTCCTGGGCCTTTTTACGCCTCTCTTCTATTTCCTCATGAATATTAGGGAATAGGTTTGCCCTGAGAGGTATTACATGAAGGGCAAAGAATGCTGAGAATAATCCATCGGATAAAGGCTCACCTATCTTCTTCTTGGAAATTTGCCAAAACTTATCCTGCTGTTCTTTGATGGCATGCAGGAATTTTTCATAGGTGAACTGCACCTGCATTTTTTTACATGCAGTAATCATGGCCTCAATTCGGTCCTTAAATTCCTGGCCGAATGCCTCCATAAATTTTTCCCGGTTGAAGTTGTAATTGGGTTTATCCAATTTGAACTGTTTTACATACTCTGCAGTTTTCATAGTGTCTCGTTGTTTATAAGTTATTGATTTATTAAGTGTTTTAATGCTGATTCTCTAGTTACCACTTGGAAAAGGTAGCCTATATACCTATCTTCCCAATAAGATAACCAAACTGGGTTAGGAAACCTAAACTTATTCCTTTCCTTTATCGGAATATTTCGAGGCATTCCCGAAATATATAATAAGTGAGGCCCATTAGTATTCTCGATAAATACCGGATGTAACATATTTTCGTCTACCTTAAAATACCCCTTTATGGCATAATCTGGGATATACTGATTTGACCTTATTCCGCAATCGAATGCCAAATCCTCTACCTGATATAATTCAGGATTAATAGGGTATTCTTCTTGGGATTGCACCCTTTCCTGGGATTGAAGGTAATAGGTAATTCGGGATTTATCAAGCGTTACGCTTTTTACTCTTTCGGGAAACATGGTGCTTATCTTTTAATGGTACATAGTCTTCGATGTCATCCAATCGGTCAGTCACTAAAGCATATACGAATAGCTTAGCAGGACGGAAGAAGAATCTTCTTATATTCCTCTCCGAAATGTAATGGTCGTATATCTTAAAGAATTTTTTCTGATGCCTATGTTTAAGGTTCCGTTGCGTTAGGTATGACCTAAGGACTTCTTTGTGCAACTCTAACAATTCTTTATCTACTTTCTGAATTGCTTTCTCGGGTAAGCCAACAACCATAATCTTTCATATCATTAAAGGGTGATTATACTAAGGGGCCAGAGCCTTAGCCCTGTGCCCCTCTCCTACTATGAAAGATTAGATTGCAACGGATTCCTTGACGAATTGGTTCTTGTACTCCAGGTATTCCTTCTTGGCCTTCTTGTACTCCTTCGAATCCTGGTTCTCGATTCGGAGCATGGCCAGCTCCAGCTGATGAATCTTGTTTCGGACCTGCTGCCGGAACTTCTTCCTGGAGAGTGTATCCTCGCAGTCTGCGGGGTAGATGTACTTGACTTCCCGTTTCGTTACTACCTCCTCGACGAGGTTGGCTTCGACTTTCTCCTGGGTCTTTGAGATGAGCTTGTCCTTCTTGGACTTTTTCTTTTTCTTTTCTTCGGCCACCGGTGCTGTAGCTTCTTCCTTTTTCTTGCCCTTTTTCAGAGCCTCCTTGGATTTCTCCACCTTTTCAGCCTTCTCCTCGATGAGGTTGTTGATGCCTTCGACCAAATCGGTCTTTTCCAGTTTCTGAGCCTTGTTGTTCTTGTTCTTTTTCATGGCTTACAATGTTAAAGGTTTGACATTAAATTAAAATTGTTATTATCTTTATTTCCTAATGCAAATATAGGGGAACTTTTCTATATTTGCAAATATTTTTATCATTTTCTTTGAGGTTGTGTTCTTGGCTTCTGGTGTGTTAACCTCTTATAGTTTTTCTCCTTTATTGTTTATGCAAATATAGATATAAAAATCAACCTCTGCAAATTATTTCACTAATTCTTTAGAGGTTCGTTTATGGTACAGGTAATCTCAAGGTATTCTAAGCATTGAGCCTGTTTTCTATACATGTTAACATAGACATTTTGTCTGAATCCGTCATCTTGAATCTCTACGGATTTAACCCGAGATTCAGGGCCCATAAGCTCATTATAGGTTTCAGCTACGGTTGATGGCTTCATTTCTCGGATAATTTTTTGAGAACCTTCTTGAATTTAGCCATGTAATAACAGTCTTTGGTAGGGCATTTACCGTCAGGTGTAATGTTTTCATTGGCACCACACTTGGTCATGCCCGTTGCTTTGTAAGGACAACACTTACGATGTGCTGCACATGCAGCCTTAAATTCTACTGTACTCATCTCTGTATTTCTATTACACCACCTTCAGGATTAACTACCAATAATATCTTGGTGCCATCGGCCTTGGTTAAATAATATCCATAGGCCTTTATTTCATTGTGAAGACCTTTGAACAATATCTCGTAGTCTACATGCTGGGTTTTTAACAGCTTTATATCAGCTGCCTTTGCTTTGTTTACACACCCTATAATAAACCCGGCTATAATGAAAAGGATAGCAACTGCTATCATTACTTTTACCATTATGACTATGGCTCTCACTGGATTATTCATAATATTCTTTTACTTTGGTTAAACGGCATTTGAATTTGAACGGCATTACATAGTCTCCCCACCACCCCGATAGAGGTAAAATACACCCGATAATGGCATAGTAGTAGAAAGTTTTTGCAACAAATTGCTGTTTCTCATCGTCCCAAAAAGTATCTACTCTAGCATCTTCATCTGTTGCAGGGTCTACATATACCCAGTGATATGACAACCTGATAAATAACCATTGTAGTATCAGGATGTTTATCCATCCAAGGATAGTCATACCCAATACTTTCTTCCATACCCAGCTGTTTGTTTGCTTTACTTTTTTTCCCATAATCCGTATGTTGGTTGAATGTTTTTAAGTCGATGATATATGTCCAGAGTTTTCCATATTGACTCTGCTTGTTTTATTACTACATCCTTTGCCTCCCGATGAGTACTAAAGGTATTCCATAATTCCGGAGTGTAGTTGAGACATTCCATACATTCAGGTTCTCCCTGCACATGTTTTACCCTTATGTAGAAATAAACCTCTCGGTCTATTATGTGACCAATACGTTCCCCCTCGAATAGAATCTGAGCTTTTGGTTTGAAGTCGAATACATTTTTACTTCTGGTACCGTGAACGTATTTGTTTACTTTGAATCTTACTATCCCTGCCATATCAATCCATGTTTCTTTCAAAGTATTCGTAGAAGTCCGCATCCTCAGTTAACTGGTCCAGTAATTCCTCTACATCCATATCCAAGTATACTGATGCCCCTGATACTTGTAAAGTTATCCCAGAACCATAACTGCCAGAAGACCCATGAAGTTTTAACTCCTTGGGCCTTTCTCCGGTATATTCATCTCGATAATGAATAATACCTTTAGAGTAATCATAACTCTTTACCTCGGATAAATGCCTGGATTCATCCCAGTTTTTCCAGTGAGGAGTTGCATCAGGAGTGGGTGGAACTGTTTTACCATCCCACAGTATGCAGACTACGCAGAAGGCTGATACTCCTATTACCATCCTCTTTGCAGCTTCCCAAAGGGTCTTGGCCTCATCTGGTTCTCCGTCTGGTGTGTAATATCTTTTCATAGTTTCAAATTGAATATCCAACAAATAAAACCGAATATTAACAATACTATTGAAGCCGTACCATACAATATAAATAGGGGTTTAGCGGCTTCCCACATAGGGTCTCTCTCTTTCATAATCTTTTTCCGGCATACTTATTCCGGATTCTTTTTTCAAATGATTTACCTACTGATTCTCCATTTTGGATATCCTCTTTGAACATCCTGAAGTCGAACTCTGATACCGAGTTGTATTGGTATACCTTTTCTCCTTTGAAGGTAATGGTGATATCTCGGGTTTCATCATCCATCACTACCTTCATAATTCTGGATGACCCCGTAATTTCAAATGTCTTTTTCATCATTACTGTCTTTTAAGCTCAAAAGTGTTAAGTCCCATAGCTACCACATTATTTTCTTTCCTGAGTGCTTGACAGGTAAAGAAAATATCCCAGAGAGTGAAGACAGAATCAGAACTCATTTCCATCAAGTCCTCTTCCATCATATAGAGTGTACTCATTATGGTATTAAACCACCTGTTATTTAACCCCTTTACCAGCATGGTTTCAATATCTTCATACCTATTGTTAAAGGTATCTCCCTGAACCCTTTGAAAGGCAGCTATATATTCCCTGGCCATGGATTCCACCGCTTCTAGAGAAGTCCCATAGCAGGGGAATATAATTTTCCATTTATCTAAGCTCTTATCCTCTAAAAGGGATTCCAGCGCCTGAATATGCACATCCATAATCTGATTCCATATTTCCTGGGCAGATAATCGCCTTTGCAATTTCAGTTTGATACAACCTCGGTTTATTTTCATTTTAATCCTCGTTATAGATATACAGAATCTGATGGTTCCTATCTAACTCCTTTTCCAAATACTCCCAATGAGTATTGTGGTCTATATGGATATTGACCCTATAATCATCCATTTCTTTGGGTAATAAATCCAGATAATCTTTCAAATCCTTTACAGTAGTGAATTTTGGTTGTTCCATACTTATTTTATTTCGTTATGCAAATATAATAATTATTATTATAATATGCAAATCAATTTCAGTGGTGTTGTATAGGTTAGTTCAACAAAGAACCCCGAACCTAATATAGATTCGGGGTAAGAGGTTTCATAAACGATTGCCTATCGGGTTAATCCTCCTCTTTCTTTGTCTTCTTTTTCTTCTTTTTCTTCTTGTCCTTGCCTTCTTTCGAAGGTTTGTCGGCCTTCTTTTCCTTGGCCGACTCTTCTTTCTTGGGAGCAGCCGCCGGAGCACCTGATGCCAACTCTGCAGCATACTTCTTGCCCTCGGCCTCGGCCTTCTCTTTGGACATGGTCTTCAGAAGAGTACGCATCTTCTGACGGTACTTTTTCTTCTGGTCGGAGGTCATCTCCTTGCCGTCCACGGTAGGATAGTCGTAGGCATTTGGGGTACTGGTAACCTTTTCCTTCTTGGGATGGGCTTCTGGCTTCTGATTCTTTTTAGCCTTCTCTACGGCCTTCTCCTCCGTAGCTGCCCTGGCCTTTTTGTTTCCCAGGTTGATGATGTCTACCCAAGCTTGGATTTTCTTTCCATGCTTCTTATGGCCTGTCCAATCTTTCTTGGGGTCGAGATCATTCTCTTCCATGTAGGCCAGCATTTCCTTCTGAGCCCTGCGTGCTTTCTTTGCGGCCAGGTCTTTCTTGCTGATGTCTTTTGCCATTGTTGTTGAGTTGATTAAATAAAAACTGATTTGAATTACCTTTGCATGTTTATAGTTTGGTTAGGGAGTTTTTGGTCTGTACTTCCTTTATCTCTGAGATGATTATTTCCATCCCCTGAAGATTTGCCATCAACTTAAGATGGGCAACAGCATCATCCTGAGAGATATTAGTGTATACAATTCTGTACCTTTCACCAGAATCTTTGTTTTCAAAAGTTATGGTTAAGATGTTTCCATTTGCCAAATCTTCTATGCGCTTTGCCAGAGATTTTACCTTACCTATTTTTAGGGTTTTATCCTTGATTAAAGCTTGCCTTTTACCGGGAGACAGTCCAGGCATGGATAACCTTGTATCTATATCCTGAACCATTTTGGTTAGCTCTTTAATCCGATATATCAACCCTTTGACTGAGGAGTTAAATTGTCCCATTGAGGTCTTTGAATAGTGGTGTCATTTCCTATTTTCTGAGCATATTTATCAATCAATTCTTCCGTTCTAGAGATAATATACTCTGTCATCATTCTATTTTCTTCAGAGATATCTTTTTCTTCCTCTAGTAGCAGCTGATATGATTGTAGCTGATTACATAATGCCAGATATATAATGCTGTCGTCGTCTTGCATATACCTATACAAAGTGGGGAGGCCCACCCTTAAACCTTCGGATGGCCTCCCCTGTATGACTCAAGTTTTTGATGTACGTGGGATTAGGTGCTCAGGACCTATTCCTCATCGTCTTCATCTTCCTCGTCATCCTCAGCTTCGGCTGCTTTCCCTTTCTTGCCCATACCGGGTACCTTGGGGACCAGAGTGCCGTGCTCTTTCTTGGATTTAACCGATACCCCCGGAATGGTGGCATTCGAGACGGCAATCACTTTGCCATCCTTGTCGGTTACGACCGAGGTGATGAGGACTCCGTACTTCCGGACGTTCATAGCGAAGGTCTTTGCAACGTTGCCGCCGCCCAGGTCGATGATGTCGCACTGTTTGCTGTTCGGTCGCTGACCCGGTGCCCGGTTCTTGAGTCGTTCTTTCATCGCTTCTCGCTTGGCCTTCTTCTCTTCAGCGGTCAGTTCTTTCTTACCGCCTTTTTTCGTTTCTGCTTTTGCTGCAGCATTTGCCTCAGCTGCTTTGTCTTTCTTCTTGGTTGCCATATCTTTTATTGATTAAGGTTTTTGATTAAAAAGAGGGCTGACCTGAATGAATGAACTTGATGCCATCTTTACCAGGTATTATCTTCAGCTAATTAAGAGTATAGCAGCCCTCAGGAATTGTTATAGTCGGAAGGACCCTTACTTTTTCTTTTTCTTGGTGTCCTTACTGGAAGCGGCCTTTGCCTTGGGCAGAGTGATGCCCAGCTCCTTGGCAACCGCCTTGCGGAGTTTCTCCACGTCCTCCTCGTCGAATTCGTCGGGGTCAGTTTCGAGTTCTTTGTCGTCGCAGAGGTCCTCTAGAGCTTCGAAGTCCATGCCGGCCAGGTCCTCCGGTGTCACTTCGTCATCCTCATCTTCATCCTCCTCGTCATCTTCGTCTTCGTCGGAGTCTTCATCCTCCTCGTCATCTTCAGACTCATCGTCTTCGTTCTCGTCATCTGAGTCCTCAGATTCCCCGCCGAAAATTTCCTCGGCATCTTCTGCCGAAATGGGGGTCAGAAATGCATAGGAGCCGTCATCGTATTTGATGAGAATTACTCCGTTAGAGAGAACCTTACGTTCTACCTCTTTTGCTGCAGCTTTTTTCTTTGCCATAATTGAATTGATTAAAGGTGTTTGAAAAATGTTTGATTGATTATAGTTTCGTGATAAACTTTTGAGTGTATATCTCTCTATTTTCTTGGACTGCCATAGCTTTCAAGAATACGTTTTTATCCCTGATAGCTTCTACTTTCTGAGTGAATTCATTCTGATTTTTTACCTCAAACGGTTCACCTTCCTGAGTGTAGGTATCATCTACCGCATTATCATTTTCGGTATAATACCTTTTAACCCCCACTATGAGTTTTACTCCATCCCATGGGTTTTCGGGTTCCCTTTTATTTACTACTGTCATTTTGCATAACCGTTTTTATATGCTGTATAATAGATTCTCGTATATCCTTCTTGTCCTATCCCTGAAAATACTTCGCTTATAAATCTGTAGCCTTTTTTATTTGCTCTACAGTCATGAGCAAAGTGTTCAGGGTAGATATAGTGTTCTCCGCATACCTTTTGATTAGTTATTATATAGGCATACCATCCAGTTTTGGTTTTCATCCTGAACTGAGATATTGGTACAAATCCCTGGGTTAATAGTTCTTTGAGAATAAACTTCTGTTCAAGTCTTCTTCTCACCATTGGCATTCCACCCAACCTTCTTAATACTGCCTCTTGATATTCTGACCAATGTCTTTTAGTCCATCTTATGGAACTAATAGCAGAACGTTTGGTTATAGCCTTATATGCTAAGGCAACTTTCAATTGGTCCCAGGTTAAATCACTCTTCTTCGTAAAGAGCCTTCTTTCTCTTGGACTCAATCTCTTTAGCCTTCGATAGCTTAATAAGCTTTTCTGGAATAGGCTTGAGAACAGTTCTATATTCTTTTGTTCCATAATTAAACTTATCTACCAAGTTCAAAAAGTACTTTTCTTTCTGTTGAGAGCCGAGTCTCTTTTTCCGAGCAATTCTTTTCCCTAACTCCCTTTGGGCTGAAGACTTTGAGTTTCTGTATACCTCGGTTAACAGTATCTTAGATATCGGCTTTTTTCTTCTCCCAGCAATTAGTAGAGATTGACCTATAACAAACTTCTTCTCCAGTGCTGTTTTCCCTTTTATCCAATGTACTGCTTTCAGATTCTCTCTACCATAATAAGTTAAAAACCTTTTTCGAGCAGCCTTCAATGAATAGAATCCCTGTAATACTACTGCTGGTTCTCCTTTGTAGTTATAAGACCATGGATACCATTTATGAAGGTAAATCTTTAAGTCCCTTTCTTTGATAACTTTTCCGAATCTCCTGTGGTATTCTCTCCTCCTCTTCTTTTCCAAAAAGTATGCTCTTACATCGGGGGGCAGAGAATCCGGGTCTACTACTCCGTTAATCCAGGTAGCTTCTTTTAAGCATTCCCGGTATCTATCCAGAAAGCGTTTATTCCTTTCCCTATATTTATGAACCTTTATTTTTCCACAAAGTACTTTCCTTTGCCACTCTTGTTTCTTTCTTCGGCTTAATTTTATAATCTGAGGAGGTACCCAAGGAATTCCCAATCTGTAACATGATTCCTCAAAGTCATCATCATTCTTAAACCTATAAACTATGGGCATATCAAATAAAACTGTCTATGAATCCATAATATAACCTGAGTGCCCTAACTATAATGAATACCAAAATCGACACTATCAATATAATTAAGGTTATAGAACAGGTCATATTATATATCCTATCCTCTTTATCTCTATCATTGGTTGGCTTAAACGGGTAGTGTAAGGGTTTCAAAAGATATAAAATAAATACACTCCCAAGCGATATGACTATGGTTAAAGCCCCCCGTTATGGCTTGTATTATTATAAATACCTTATCCATTATTTTTTTGTTTACGGAGGGCTGCCCGATACCATTGCTGAATAGATTTATCCTTGGCATCTGGGAATCTCTTTTGCACTCTTCGTGTGATTCTATCGATTGATAGCCCTTTATAGGTTAATTCGAATACATAGGATTTCTTAGTTCCTTTCCAAAGACCATTGTCATCCTTCTCTTTCTTGGGCTTTTTAGGTTTTTCCAACCCCTTTACCCGTTTGGTCTTTTTCTGTTTAGTGACTGCATCTTCACCAATGAATCCGAGATTGAGTTGATAATTCCTCATCGGGTCATCTTTAGGATATCCAGCAAGTTCTAATTGCTGGTCCATCCACTTATCATATTCATCGATGAGAGCATTATCCGGCTTGTTATCCGAATGGTGAATCCATGAAGATAGTCCATTGTAGTCGGCTGAACAAGCATCAGGGAAAGGCATGCCAAGAGAAACTGCTCTTCTCTTCATGTCCTTGTAGGTCATATTTTCTAACCCACTTCCCATGACCTTTAGCTTTTCCTTGTTAAGCTTTAACGGTCTTTTGTCTTTTTTCTTACTTTTGCGCATATTTATATAGGTATAAAATTTTATTTCTTATTTCCTATTGCAAATATAATCAAATTTCTCGAAGTTGCAAAATATTTGTATAAAAATTCTAAGAGTTAGATTTCAAGGTTCTTTTTCTGCGTAACTTATAGGCTGTATCTAGAGTTTCACAGGTAAAGTCCATATTATTTATTGATTTGTAATTAATAGCTTTCTGTATGACCTCCCTGTATTCCTTCCAGAACTTCAAGCCCCCTTTACTGTCCACGGTTTTTTCAAAGTATTGGGTTGCCAATAATCCAAATGTATCTGCAATGGTTTGACTCTCGAATATGTATATTCTCAAATCTGTTATAGCCTTTATTATATCATCCTCGCGTTTGATGGGCATTACTCCATATCCTTCTTCAGGAAAAAGTTCTTCTGATACAATAGCTGTAAAATACCTTCTACTTGAGGGTCCATTTTTCCAATACTCGGTTATTAACTGCCTTATCTTGAAGTCAGGTATTCTATGTAAGTAAGATAGATATACCTTATCCTTCTTTGTAGACCTCCTTTTATATGCAGTTGGAGCTTGCAATACTCGGGGCATTATCCTATAATTATTCCACCTATCAAACTCAAGAATCAGAGCATAAAGGTCTTTGTCCCATTTATCCTCTGATTCCTTCAGCCTTTTCATATTCTTTATGATACGGGGATTGGTTATAGAATTTAATACCCAAGAAGCATCTCCTGAATGTATTTTAGCTTCTTCTTTGGGTAGTCTTTTAACCATAGCTCCAAATATGTAATCTCTGAATCTAGGTTCTATGGGAGATTTGGGATTTACTAAAGAAGGATGTAGTTCAAAGTAATCGGAGAATAGTTTGAAGAACTTCTCGGCTCTTGCCTTTAATTCTAAGTACTTGTAATGAGACATCTTGAGAATTTCTCCAGCTTCCCAAGTTGATAGGCCTTTGCCTTGTATAAACATAAGGCTGGCCCTCTCTTGCTCGGTCAAACAATCCCAAGCCAATTCTTGATGTCGTTCCATGTTAGTATTGTTTGTTCATTAGAATCTCTTCGGTACTACCATCGGGAATTTGAGATAAATCTACCTCATAATCAGCTGAGTACATTTTATATTCATCCGATTCGTGATAAGCTGAATAGAGTACATTTTCCATGGGTACTTCTATCTCTAAACTGCCATCCATTTCAGGGTATAGCTTTACCAGCATCGTCTTTGTAGTAAGATTACTTTCAAGTATAATGGCTGGTATTCCCTCAAATGGATATCCCCTCAATACAACATAATCCCCAATACCAACTCTTGTAATATCATTTACCGAGAATATCTTATTCGCTCGAGACATTCTACGATACTTTTTTACCTCTTCCTTAGTTATAGTGGCTACTACGGAATAATCATCAAAGTCTTCGGCATTATCTACTCTCAACCTCTTTCTTTTGGGTCTGTAATCCAAAGACTTCATGAATGACATTATGCCTGGGATATCTTTCTTTAGTTTGTTTAGGTAATATCTGTCAAAGGCTTTTTCAGACTTCATCTTTATGAATCCATAGTTGAATAATAATGGTACATCCTCGTACTCATTATTACCTTTCCTAGACTTCTTTAGTACGCTTATAGTTGGTACTATGGCTTTCACATGTTTATACCCCCTACATTTCAAATCAGAATTGATTCTCTTGTAGAATTTCCTGTCAAGCCTGAATATACAGTATACATAGGGGGTCTTCATATTACTTGTTCAATTTACGAGCGTATTTGAATACGTCTGAATATGTTACCAATCGTTGAATTTCTTTGAACATATACACAGCTAAATGTACTTTCGGGGTTTTTATCTCCATTCGGGAAAGTTCTGAACAATTTTCCATAAGGAACGAATCTATTTCCCCAGCTTCCACAATAAAGAAAGCTTCACCTTTTGGCATAGAATTATACCGCATGATGAGTATGGGTATTTTTCCTGCACGTTTAGCATCCTTTGTAGCCTGTTCCCAAAAGGATATAATTTTACAGCTCTTAAGTCCCAGTAGTATATGTTCGAACTTAATATCCTGATAGTTTTTACATTCGATTGAGAATGGGAAGCGACGTGAGTGTTTCTCATCAGTACATACCAAATCTCCCATAGCATCCTTAGCCTTTGCCCATCCTCCTGAACCTGGGGTTCTAGAAAATTTATATCCTGTCCAGGATTCCCAGGCCTTTGCTATAGTACGCTCGAACCTGCTTCCTTTGTTTCGACTGTTCTTTCTCATGTTTTGATAGTGTTTAATACCAATAGTCATTAGTGGTATTGTGAAAGGCCCCTTTCTCTGGTCACAGTAAGCACCTTGGCATTTGGAATTGGCAAGGATTCATGGTGTGATATGAGGTATAGGGTTTTATCCTTATAAACCCTACGTATGAGTCCTATCACAAGCTCTACATATTCAGAACTTATGTTCTCGAATACCTCGTCCAAAAAGGCAATATTTATACCCTTAGCTTGGGTCATCATCTCATTCATAGCAAAGGCCATAGCTAAACAGACCAATTGTTTCTGACCACCAGATAATTCCTCGTATGATACCTCTATACCATCCATGATTATCTGAGTATTGAAGTCCTTCTTTACTCCTTGTATATCTACATAGAATAGGATACTGAACCCAAGTACATCAGAGTATGATTCAAGTGTTTCATTCAGAATATCCATTGAACTCTCGAATAGGAATGCTTTTATACCCCTATTCCCCAGAGGGTCATCCATTACCCATTTGTAATTATCAACCTTTTCCTTCTGGTTTTCCATCCTTTCTTCTATGGTTGATAATTTCTTGGTTAGGGTTGAAAACTGGGATTTATACTTGATTATTAAGCCCTTGTTAACTCCCACTTTCTTTTCTGATGACAGCCTTTTTATTTCAGCTTCTACTCGTTCTATCTCTCTTTGTATCTTCTTTACTTCATATTCCTTATCCCTGAGTTCTTCCAGTTCATCTCGATAATTGGATATTCTGTCAGATACCCTGGAATATTTACCTTGTAACCTTTCGATATCTCCAAAGGCTTTCTTTACCTCGATTAGGTGTTTCAAAGAGTTCTTAATATCACCCCTCTTCAGTAACTTTATTATTCCCTCAATAAACTCTTCTAGAGATACCTTAGTTTTCTTCCTGGCATCATTTATCTTATTGAGAATATCCCTTTGATTTTCCTTTGCCTCTGATAGCTTCTGTTCAATTCTGTTTTTCTGAGTTACTGTCTCCTTAAGCTCACTTGACTTTTTTGCCTTAGCTAGCAGTGATAATCTCTTCTCGAGAACCTTAACCTTTGAAGATATGTCGTCTTTTACCGTACTGGCTTGCTTCTTTAAGTCATCAACCATTCTTTGAATGGACTGCTTCTTACCTTCTAAGGTTCGATATCTTTGAGAGATGTCTTGATACTCCTTCATGGCTTCTGTATAGTAGCCCTTAGCAATATCTCTAGCTTTAGATATATATTCTAACTCAAAAATCTCCTCAAACAATTCTTTCTTGTCTGAAGAAGATTCTTGTATCAGTCTTTTCATACCTTGACCGAATAGTACTGAATTCATAAAAAGGCTATACGACATACCCAAATCAGCGATTATAAGCGCCTGTATCTCCCCCTTACTTTTCTCTTGTACTTCAACAGCATCTATCTCATAGATAAGTCTATCTTTACCCTTGGCTCCATTCACTTCACCTTTATACTTAAGGCATCTGGTTATTTTGTGAGTTTTACCATTCTTACCAAAGTATATTTCTACCTTAGTTCCTTGATAAGACTTTGGTCTGTATTTCTCCCAGGTATTCACATCTGACTTACCTTTTAGATTCTTACCATAAGCACCCCAAACTAAAGCGGATAAGATGGTAGTCTTACCTTCTCCTGTAGCTCCTCGAATTACGGTTATTCCCTTTGAACTTAGGTTTAATTCCAAATGGGATATTGAACAGAAGCCATCGATTATAATATTGCCAAACTGTATCATTCTGCCTCCTTAATTACTTTTAATAATGTGGCCTTTTTATTTTGGTCTTTTATACCTTTTGCCCTCATATACCTCCTTACCATCGTTTTCTTAGTAAGTTCCCTGGTTATTTGCGGGGTATCTTCCACCGCCATAATCCGAGACTTGCTAGCAATGACAGTATAATAATTACCATCATCTTTAATTTCATCTTCTGATGACACGTCCACAAATTTAGGAAAGCCTTTGAATGGCTTAAATTCCATTGAGAAGTCTTCATATATTTTCCAATATCCCAGTTTACAATTGCGGTCTGTTCTCCTCTGTTGTAGTGGAGCTCCTACCATGTATATCTTTTTTCCGAGTCTCTGTGGTTTATGTATATGACCTATCAATACCAGTTTGAATTTAGATAGTAAATTCACATTCAAATTCTCTACTGTTCCAACTTCAGTGTTGTCGGTATCTTTAGCTCCCGGGTAGTCAGTATGCAATAATAGAATTGTGGGCTTTAACATGGCTTCTTTCAACTCAGCTTTGATTAACCCATCTAACCCCTTGTTATGGTCTAAATAGGGAATACCTACTACTCTGAACTTATCAAACTCATGATAAGAGAAGTCCAGATTATGTAAGAACGAATACCTACGACATAAGTTTGCCCAGTGTGATGGAGATTGATTAGTTATCGAATTGCTTTTCTGTAGGTCATGGTTTCCAGATATACCATATATGTTAAATTCCTCGCACCTATTTAACTCTTCGAACTGTTCAATTATAATTTCATCAAGTGAAGTACTTATATATTCTGGACGGTGCATAAAATCCCCACAAAAGAATGCCGGGCATTTATACTTAATACATAAGTCTTTAATCAAAGAGAGGACCCTGAAAATACTTAGGGTCCTCTTGTTATCCTCGTTGAACTTAGAGAATTCCCCTAAGTGCAAATCGGAGAATACTATACCTATCACCTTCATAACTGAAGAAATTTCTTGATAAGGTGTTTTCTCTTCTCGTAGTTCATCTCATCCAGTATCATGACCTTTATCTTGTAGCCCATGATTTCCAGTGTACCGGTATTAGGTATACCATTTACATACTGGAGTATATTTGGGTCGGGTTTATATCCCCACAGGTCAAGTATACCATACATTACCTGAGATACCTGGAATTGATAATACCGAGATAATACTCGTTTACCATTATCTTCTGTTACCCACTCATTGAAGAAGTTTGCTGAGAAAGGTATGAAAATTAGGTGAGTACACTGTTGACCCAGTAACATACGACATAAGTCTACTGCATGGTCTAAGTCGCATTCGGCTATCCTGTGAGAAAGTTTGTTGATGAAGTATGCTGCCGAATCAAAGTATGACCGGTCAGTTACAAAGCTATCTTCTCCCCTGAAAGCTTTGTTACGCAGATTAAGTACTTGCATATCCTGAGCAAATACTGTACTGGCATCTTGCTGAATCATATCAGCATGAGGCATGTCTCTTGTTTCAGGTACCAAGTCCGAATATGACCCGGATATGAAAGGTATCTTTAACATATCCGCTACTTCCTTGGCAATGGTTGTTTTTCCAACCCCAGAAACACCGGTGAACATAATTTGATATTTCCTACCGTTGTACATAATGTTGTAGTTTTTTGAAAGGTTCCAAAAAATCGGGTATCTTGAAAGACCTTAAGTTAAACTTGTCAAGTACCATGAATAACCTGTCTTTCCTTATATTATTAGTACATCCTTTTACCCAAGGGACTTTCTTGATAGGATGAAGAGTTAATGCGGTTCTCAAGTCTATAAGAGACTTGTTCTTCTTGTATAATTCTTCTAGCTGGTCCCTTTCAATGCCCTTGAATTCTGCTCCTTTTGCATCTATGAAGTCTGCTATGCTCCCATATTGTTTCAGGAAAGCTTTAGTCTTCACTTCTCCCATACCATAATAACCGGGTATATCATCCGATTTATCTCCATTAAGTATTAGGTAGTCAACGCATTCCTCAGCAGAGTAACCCATTATATCCTTACAAGTTTGACTAAGAATTAGGGTATCTTTGTTAGGATTGAATATCTTGACTCTTTTGTCGAGTAATTGACAGAAGTCTTTGTCAGAGGATATTATGAGAGATTTACCTGGGTGGTTTATTGCCAACCAAGCAATGTAGTCATCAGATTCATATCCCAAGCCTTTTCTATCGATAATCATCTGAACTCCGAGTAACCTTAGAATCCTTCTCAACAGTGATAGCTGTTTATTGAAATCTTCATAATCCATACTTATCTTACTCCTATGTGCTTTGTAACCCTCGAGTAGACCATTACGGAAATTAGACTCTTTGCTCTCATGAGTATCGAATGTAATTACTACATGGCTTGGTTTAAACCGAGTTAAGTATGAACCGAGGATTCTTAAGAACCCATACACCAACCCGGTACCAGCTCCATTGTTGGCTTTAAGATTCTTAAACTTATGGTATGAACGGTGAGCAAGATTACTCCCGTCCACTACCATAAGCATCCTCGGTTTTCTACCCCTCGTCCGGGATGTATTCGTCTTCTTCTGCATCTTCAGATTCTATTTGAGATTCATAGTCTAAGTCTGCATCAACAGGGAACATGTTTCGTGTAATCTTCTTGAGCTTTCGCTTAGTGGTTCCTATGGTATTTATTCCGGCAGCCTTTAACAGCTTTTTCCTTAACTCACCATCTTCCTCTATTAACCTATGGAAAGCCTCTTCTCCTCGACACAGTTTCTTTCCTTCGAACATATATGTTCCACCACCGAGCTTCTCTATTACTCCAGCATCCTCTAAAGACTCTTCTAACCAGAAGTATCTGTCAAAGCCAACTTCGTGATACTTTGGGTTAAAATATATAGGAGCTTTGGATATAGTTTCCCGAGGAGGAGATACCTTATTCTTTTTCATCTGAACAGTTACATATTTACCTGCTCGTCTTTCCTTACCCTTATACTTAATCTTGAGAGTTTTACCTGAGTAGAATGCTAATCGTATTGAAGCATAAAACTTGAGTGCTGCACCACCAGGAGTTGTACTGGTATCTTGACCAAAACCTGCGCCCAGTTTACTGCGCAACTGATTGATACATACCATGGTTACTCCGAGTCGATAGAACAATTCGTTCCTTATTCGGAACATCTTGTAGATTTGCTTTGCCCGGTTTCCCATCTCGGCCTTGCTATCCGCCATCTTTGCATCAATGGCTTCTATTGAATCCAGGGCTGCTATTGAGTCTATCACAACTATGATAGGCTCATTACTGGTTAACTTAGACCTCCAATATATTGCTAAGTCTGCTATAGCATCCGATATGGTTTCTATCCTGGTGTCATTTAATACTGTTACTCGTTCAGGGTCTAGACCATTTTCCTCTGCCCAGGAGTTCATCCATGCCTGTTCAGCATCTACCCAAATCACATGACCTCCTAATTGCTGAGTTGCATAAGCAAAGTTATAGGCTATAAGAGATTTACCTGAAGACTCCTCGCCCATAATCTCTATAATCTTACCAAATGGTACACCCCCACCCATCTGATAATTGAGAGCAAAGAATGTGGATGGAATCCATAATCCGTGATGATTTATGGTACTGGCCTTTAATTGGAGAGATGACCCATATTTCTTGAGTATCTCATTTTGTGTGGGTATCTTAAACTTCTTACCTCCGGATTTACCATTGGCTTTGGTTTTCCTTGCCATACTTGATTATTTATTAAAGATGAAAAAGTGGGATATAAAACTATACCCCACTCCTACTTTAGGTATATATCTAGAGATTTTAGATATCGCCCTTATATTTCAACCCTTTCTTTTATTGCCCGATTTTTTCTTTGGCATATCATCTTCATCGTCTTCATCCCCCTCGTTAAGGAATGAAGCCAACTTCTCTTCGAGTTCTTCGTAAGGAAGGATATTTGCCCGTATTGCTTTCTCCAGGTCTACCTCTCCCCTATACTTCTTGTCCAGCTTGGTCTTCTGGCAAGGTGATACCGAATAACTGGTGTCATTCTTGCCAGTACCGGTACGAGTAATTTTGATATCGTACCCCTCTACTGGGTCGGTCATATCACCCCAGTCCTCTTCATCGAGGTAAAGGTCGATAATATCCTGATATACCGAGCGTGGTACCATCATCGGTTTATCAACCCTATCTGGGTCAATCTCTTTACCCTTAGTATCTTTGTACCCAAGTACCCCTATGAGATACTTTCTCTTTGGTACCAGTTTCGAGGCCAATGCCTTATCATCGGGGTCGTCAGAGTTCTTAAGCTCCTGGAACTTATCCATGAAAGGACATGGCTCATCGAAAGTTGCCGGAGATATGATACCTCCCTCCTTTGGTCCAAGGTAGAATTGAATAATCTCTATTCCCAATTCCTCGTCTGCACCACGAGATTTGATACGTACTCTGGTAGTTCCTTCTTTCGGGTAGATTATTCCACCACCTCCACTACGCTTTTCCAGGTCCTTCTTCCTGGCAAGCATCTTTTCTCGGGTAGTCATTACACTGCCCTTTTTCTTGGTTGTTTTTTCCTTTTTCATGGCTTTATTTATTGGTTTCGATATAAAGTATCTCGTTCAGAGATAATATAGTTGTTACTTGATTGGGAAGGTCTACTACATCTAGTTCTTTACCAGCATACAGACCGTATGTAACTACTGCTCCAACCTGAAGACCGGGATATTCTTCACATTGTTCATCGGTGACTGGTCCTACCTGAATTACTACTCCCTTGCGAGGTACTGTATCTTTATCGTGTTCCTGAGGGATATAAAGTCCTCCTTTGGTTTTGGTATCTGCAGTTACTACCGGTGATACAATAAGTACTCGACTTCCTGTGGGAGTTCCTAAACCGTTCAGTTTCTCATTCAACTCCCTTGCTTCTTTGACCGAAATAAGGTCTAACTCAATTCTTGACATAGTTACTGTTGTTTACGTAAGTTTGCTGATACAGTTCTTAAAATATTCTCTCGTGATTCGTAAGCTTTACATATACTTATCATTTTACTCGCATTGTACTCAGCCTTCATATATCTTTTCAATGCTCCCTGATAAGCTTGGTTGTTCTCTGCTTTATGAGCTGCTGCGTCATTGTTTACATTACCTGATTCTTTATAGTAAAGCCATGCCTTACTATAAGCCTGGTCTTTTGCCTTTTCAAGTTTATCCCTTTTATATATAAGCCTATCCCTTACCATCACCAATAGAGCATAATTAGATGGACTTCTACGTAAAGACTGATTGACCAGGTTCTCATCAATCATGAGTTCCTGGTCTAAATCAATCTCATAGGTTTTCCCTTGAAAGAGAATCTTTAGTGTGTTTTTCTTAATCTGGGATAGACGTACTATCTTTTGCCTTTTTTCCATACCTGTCTGGTATTATACCATGTGACCTAAGTACATCATAGAATACTCCAGTGGATATGTTATATTCTTTAAGTATGTACTTTCTCAATACTCCGTTTTTATACTTCTTAACTATACCACTTTCATCTACTGACTTCTTACGATACTTACCAACAAAATAGAATCTATTGTCGGATATACATTGTCTCATATTATCTTCTCTTGTGCCCCAATATAGATTATCTACATTATTATTCAAAGGATTATTATCTTTATGACAAACTTGAGGCTTATTATCAGGATTTGGTATGTATACAGTAGCTACTAACCTATGTCTATAGAATTTAACCTTATTACCATTATCATTGGTTAGTAAATTATGTACATACCCATTTGACCTTATTACAGGTTTTACCACTTTCCAGGTACCACTAAATATGGAATATAACTCTCCATCTTTAGATATATGATATTTACTACATCCTGGTACATTAGGTATAAATCTATCCATGTACTTTATAAAACTTTTGTTCAAACTCTTTTATCTCTTTTTTATAGAGTTTTGGATATTCACTAATGTCTATGTTTTTATACTTACGGTGTTCTTCTAAGTATTCATCAGTATTGAAATCTGGTTCAAACATCTTATTGTAATCATACCCAGGTATAAATGGTAACTCTTCTGCCATTGACCTACCTATAGTTATATCCATCGACATACTCACGTCGTTTATCTCGAATCCAAAGTATTTTTTAGTATCGGGGTTACGGCAAGTTTCCCAAATATTATATACTACCCACACATTAACATCCTGTGGGTCAGCGAGATAATAAACTGCATCGTGAACGGTGCATGTCTCGGGCATGTAAGGAAGTATACCCTGCCTCATCTTCCAATAATTAAGTATGGATGCAAACAGAGTCATATCAGATGCAGCTGATTGACATGGCATATTAACTGATAATCGTACTGCGTATGCAGCTTCTTGCTCATTATCAGAATATACTTGAGGTAACCTTCTTTTCCTGCCAAACAAAGATTTAATATATCCATGTCTTACCAATACTTTCTCCTGGTTAATCATGAACTTCTTAATCTTCGGATGTTCTTGGAAGAACTCATTCAACTGTTGTTGAGCTTCATCAGGTGTTACGATAATACCAGCTTTCGGGTCAGATAGTTTAACTGCAAGCAGTTTCTTCTGAATACCATAAATAATACCAAAACATATCTGCTTTGCCTGTTTCCTTCGATTTTTCCAAAGCTTGTAATCAGGGTGTTGTTCATCGCTGTAAGCTTTGTTTGCTTCATCGTATGATACTCCATACTTGTTTGCTGCAATAGCAAGGTGAGGGTCCTGACCCTTAGCAAATGCCTCAAGATAAGTCTCATCTCCTGAAAGGTGAGCCATGATTCTTAACTCAGCTTGTGAGTAGTCAAGTGCCATATATAGTTTACCCTGAGGAGCTACTAACTGTTTCTTGATATTAGCATCCACAGAAGTCTTGGGTATCTGCTGAAGGTTTGGTTCAGAACTACTTAATCGTCCCGAAGTAGTACCAATGATTTTGAATTGACCATGAATCCTATCATCGTCCTGTACCTTATCATGCCATCCCTCGATGTATGTTGTATACATTTTCTTTAACCCTCTTAATTCAAGAAGATTATCCAGGAAAATTGCTTTGGGATTTTCGGGATTTTTAACCATTAGTCGAAGTTCTACCAATGTATCTTCATCGGTACTCGGCTTATCAGTATCACGATTAGTTTTCTTATCCTTGGTATATTTTATGATAGGGAATTTGAACCCCTTTTCGGAATACAACAGTAGAGGTAAATCAATTGTACTTCCCAAGTTTACTTCTCGGGTTAATTCCAATTCTTTTTTAGTGGTGAATACACCAGCTCGTATATTGGATATTTTTTGCTCCCTGCTTGCTATTTTCCGTGCGTCCTTTGGGTTATGATAATCCAGGTCTTCAAGTTCACTTTCAATAGATGCAAGGTACTTGCTTATTCTTTCTTGAACAAGCCATCTAAAGAATTTTTTCACTCGTGGAAGATTCAAGCAATTAGAAGTTGCTTGTTCAATCTTTGGCTTGTAAGATTCAAGCAGTTCCTGATTGAATTTCCTATCGAGGTATAATCCGGTTTTTTCAGCATGCTGCAATACCCTAGAAGCTGGCATAATCAAATGCCTAAACAAGGGGTACATGCCAATCTCTATTAGCTTACTTTCAAAGAACATAGCTAACCTAAGAGTATAATCGGTATCCTGACAACCATACTTGCATAATGGTTCCAAGGGTTTCTTATCCCAAGGTATCTTGTCAAACTTCTCTGCCTTCTCGTAATCGCCATGCTCTGGTAGATACCTTCTAACCATTGACTTCAGGTCATTGGGTTTCTCTTCATTTAGAAGATACTTCATAAGCATTCCATCCAGAACAGTACCTCTAACATATATCCCATACAACTCGAATATCTGAAGGTCAAACTTCAGATTCCATCCCACTTTAGTTATATTGGGATTCTCAACCACCTTTCTACCAAAATACTTTAACCAACGTTTCCAATGAGGGTTTTCATATTCGTGGTGACATAATGGAATAGATACACCAGAACCAACTTGAAAGGTTACAGATAAAATTGTGGGTTTGAAGGTTTTATTATAAATACCTTCTGCATTTGTCTCGAAGTCGACGGAAGCTATGCCGGTTTTCAAACAAGCTTTCACAAGCCGCTTGACTTGTGAGAAACTTTTGATTATGTCATATCTTGACTCCATGTTTATTCTTATTATATGCAGTATAGAATAGATTTTTACATGACCCTAAGTCTGATGTATTCTTTACTACTTGAAAGATACCGTTCTTTACTCTTTTTATATACCCTGCTCTACAAAGAAGACAGCATAACCAATATAAATATGCTGTCTTAGCTCCTGTACTTTGTAAGTAAGTATACCTAAATGTCTGACCAACTTCTTTATTTTGTAGAAGTTTTATCAAGTTATATATAATGTCTCCTTTCATAAGAATTATAAAATCATGTACTCGGAGCGGGAATCGAACCCGCACGACCATTACTGGTCACAGGATTTTAAGTCCGGCGTGTCTACCTATTTCACCATCCGAGCTTTTATAAAAAGGGGAGATGAGCGAAGAACAGTAACTCATCTCCTAATGCTATAGCCTTCGACTTTAATTATGGGATTTTGGTATCTCGTACCAGTTTATTGCCCATTGCTAGCTGGAGGTCGTATCTCCTGTTATAACCCAGCTATAGCCCTGTACGGAAGACAGGATTCGAACCTGCGACCCCTTGCTCCCAAAGCAAGTACACTAACCGGACTGTGCTACTTCCGTAAATTAGGTACCAGTCTATATCCCTACCGTCCAGTACCTGGGAATGAATCAGGACTCGTTGTCCACAGCGCAAAGTAAAGATTCATTAGTGGACCCAGAGGGGCTTGAACCCCCGACCTTCGGATTATGAGTCCGCTGCTCTAACCAACTGAGCTATGGGTCCGGTTGAAGGTAACGGCCTTTACTACTAATCTCGGTATGACAGAAAAGAAACTAAGACCAATTACCGTTACCTTCTTTGTTACCTTAATTCGGTCTGGATAGAAGTTTTTAGTTTTACCCAGTCCTTTTTATAACTATGCAAACTATCAATAGTATGATAGAGATAACCAGGTTTGATACCCACTTCTCTAGCTACGTATTCCATTAGTTTCCATGCCAAGTATACATCATTTCCAAAATGAGTTACAAAATCGGATGACCTTTGGTGATAACAAATATTCAGTTGCTTTTCACCCCTTGCGTTCTCCCGGATAAGGAAGTCGTAATACATAGAGCATGGTATACGCATCTTACCATCCAGGTTTTCGGCATCAGAACATTCTACCTGCCCATCTTCACCATAGATATTAAGTATGGCTTTACGGGTATCATTATCATCCTTGAGCAGACCTATGACAGCCTGTAACTTGGTCATTACAATCCCATTATACCTTACTACCTCATTCATTCTCTCCGAATAGGTGTAGTCGAAGTACTTACCATCTACCAGGAACTCTTCCCATATTTCGGGACGCAATTTCCATGCTTCACCCGGGTTAATTTGTCCCGGGTGTATTCTTTCCTGGAACTCAGCCTCTGCCCAATCTTTAGATTTGGTGAATACAAATAAAGGGGCCGGGTCTTCCAGGTGAGTCAAACAGTATTGCTCGCATATAAGTTCTTTGGTAATGAAGTCATCTTTACCTTCGATAACTTTATTCTGATAGGTACGGGGTTTTACCTCATTACCCATCTCATACAAATTTCTTGCCGTCTCAGACATCAATTCGTAAGGATTTGAATATATTCTCATTGTTCGTGATTTTTAATATATTTTCTTATAGATTTTCGTAGTTCTTTTAGGTCCTAAATATTCATGTTGGGAAGACCTACCCAATAATTAGCATTGGTACATACAGATAACTCTATGTCCCTGCCATTCCTATCAGGATATTTACCCTTGAATATCTTTACTCAAAAATATGGTTTATCTTTCCTCTCGTACTTCACTTAGATACCTCCTTATCTTTCTTTTAAGTTGCCTTAAATCCTTTACACTTATATTGGCCACGGTATTGAATAACCACCCATCATCCGTGGAGAAAGTTATATCTATATCTCCTCCGAGTTTACTGGTGTAAGGAGATTTCTTTACTTCTATTTTCATTGCATTGATATTTGCAATTCAATAGACTTCCCTATCTTAGAATGGTAGCCAGTCTTCACTACCGAGTGTACAATCTTTTGCCAGGGTTTTGGGATATTTGAACAACTCAGGTCTGAGTACTTTCAAAGCTCTTTTATGTACCTTATACTTTATCTTGTCAGGGTCTACTTTAAGTAGATACTTCAACCGCTCATACCAGTTACCATCATATATACCAAGCTTATCACTAAGCTTTAATAGGTCTTCATGAGCATGATACATTAGTAATACCGTATCATCATTGAATATCTGACTGAAGTGTATTGATACATGGAATTTATGTCCAGTGGGGAATAAGTATTCTCCTATCCTTTGAATCAGTAGTAGGTCACAGATAAGTCTTTTAGTTACCTCGGATGCCCTCATGAATACCGTTATCATGGGGTAATCCATGCCTGCTTTCTTTGATACAGTTAGAGACAATAAGCAATTCTTACCATGAGCATGCTTATTGTCAAACTGATAGCCTATGTTAAATATCTTCCTTGAGTTTAAGGCTTTTACTACTTCCTGTCTTAAATCAATCAGACCATTTTCATCCACATAGTTTGCTACCAGAGACTTCCATTTAGCCGAAGTGTAGTTGAAGTGCCTACCAAAATCAAATTCGGGGTCTACCAGAGGTTCTTTAATATAAATGACTAAATCATTTAAGTACTGTGCTTTACCAATTCTTTCAATATCCAAACCGGGGGTATTGAACAGGAATAACCTGTTGAGTCCCTCCCAAGCTTTCATACTTGTTTTGAACTGCAACAGGTTATTCTTTAACTTGAACTTACTCATCGGCTTCAGGAGTTAATTCACCGTCTTCCATATCATCTTCCTCTGAAGAAGAGAATGATATTAACTTCTTCCTTTTCTTTTCCCCACTTTCCTCAAGCTTTAGTTTGAGACCATACTTTTCTGTAAACTTTAAGTAGGTCTTTTTTATCATATTACGCTTGAGGATAGATGGGCATACCTCGGGTAATGGGATACCATCCCAATCTCCAATTTCTAAGGCCGAGGCTAACATAGATTTCTGTTTATACCCCAAATCTCTCCTTAATACCTTGAAAGCTCTGAAACTGTTACCATAGGTTTTATAACCTGCTTCATCACTTGTCATAAGTTTTTTGAGAGATTTACGTATCTTCTTTCTACGTACCTCATCACTACAGTTTTCTTTCAAAAACTCCTTTATGTCCTTGCGATTCTGATATAACAGTATGGTAGTATCATTTGCCCAAGCCGCTTTGATAACCAACTTTAACGAGAAGTTATCATGGCCATATATATACTGACCCATACGACAGAATAACAGTATATCTATTGGTAACCTTGTAACTATCTCTGAAGAACGTAGTATTACAGTTATCTCGGGGTTTTCCACTCCAATCTTACGAGAGAATATACCACCAACTAAGCAACCTTTGCCACTACCATGATTGTCAGCAAAATGGAACCCAATGTGATAATTCCTGTTTACTGTCTTATTCTCTTCTAACTTCCTTATCATCAGTTTAGCCTGGTCAAGCACATCCAAATCAAGGTAGTTAGTAATCAGCCCAGTCCACTTGGTCATGGTATAACCAAACATCTTACCGAAGTCGAAGTCTGGGTCGAATTTAGCATCAGCTATTTCTACCATCAAGTCGTATGTAAAAAGAGAATCGGTTAGGTTATAACCAACTCCCTCACAAAACCAGTCTGGTTTCTTGATTAAGAAGTTTTCCAGTATCTTTTCCCAAGCTTCGATTGGGTTATTCGCTTTTACCAAATTCATACTAATACTTCGATTTTTGACGGAACACATTGATATGGTTCTTCTTAAAATAGATGTAGAATACATCATCTGAACCCATACCTATCCATCCCAAATATCCGCAGAAGTAAATGAAGGCCTTCACTAATTCTGACTGATACTTTAACTCCTGAGTCATTACCTGGGATTGCTTCCATGGTTTATTCTTCAGGAAGTTACGAGCAATGTTCAGATGATGGGTTATCTTCCATAACAGATATGGGTAGTTTACTGAGTACTCCACATGATTGAAGTATCTACCTCCCTCGAGTAACTTTGTGTTATAATCCAGATGTGTTTCCGAATCCATGTTCTCATACCACTTAGTTAGGTCTGTGGCATTGTTATGAAATATAACACTGATATCGCCTTCGTCCATTATCCACATTACTCCAAGATTCATGGCTGTACGCAGGATATCGTCATGGTTCTTGTTTAATGAATCTACTACTGATTGAGTACAATTGTTGTCCTTTACCCACTTCTCCATATATGCCATAATATCTTCTGGCTGTATATTGGCATATATTAACAGTTCTATAAAGAAGTGGATAGCATCCGCATTCTCTTCGTTAGCATTCTGCAGATTATTGAGTATCTCGGTATACTCTATGCAATCTCCTTGGGTTTGTACCAACTTTGCATGATTGGCTTCGAATAAAGCTCTAACATTTTCAAAAGATTCATACCCCTCGGATAACTCCTCAATAACCCGAGCAGTAAAGTCCTTCAGTAGGGTTTGAGAAGCCTTTGTATTGATGTCTACCGGATATTGTGGTAACCCCTCTATGCCTATATACCCAGACAAGAGGTTCTTTTGCATTTGATATATCTCTTCTAGATACTTATAGTCGGGAATTATACCCGGTTCTTCTTTAATGTCTCTGCTATCCATGGTCTTACTTATTATCGTGTGCACCAAATCCCTTATCTCCTCTTGTTCCCCAGTTCTTTGCTTTCTCTTCATACTCCTCATTGGTAATCTCTTTCGGTGTTGAGAGTATGATGGGAACGTGTACGAATTGCATTATCTTTTTATCTTCCCATAAAGGTATGTACACGGGTTCATTTGAGGCATTCTGAATACCTATGTGCATTTCTCCTGTGTATGGGCTATCTACTATCTCGGCAGTAAAAGTCAACCCATCTTTAGTAGCAACTCCTGATTTATTTGCTGCCATTAGCATAGATTCCTTGGGATTGATAAGAACTTTTATTCCGGATGGTATTAGTACTCTTCCACCAGGACTGATTTCTACACATATCCCATTGGTTTCTATACTCCTGAATTTCAGACTGCCATTGCTGAACATTCTACGATTGATACCAGTGAAATCCCTCTCGTGTTTTTCTCCCACCTTTAGTATATCATCCATGTATAACTTTGGGATGTAGAAATCCAGACCTGCATCCCCATCATTTGCTCGGTTTGGGGATTTAACATCTCTAATCTTTGTGAACTCTAATTGTACCATGTTATTTACTGTTGAATTTACGATAAATGTCTCTTGCTTCTTTTCGTGATAACTCGAACTTACTCTGAAGCTTATCGAGTATTTCCTTCTTACCTAATTTCTCCCTTACCAGTTTACGGTAATACTTTTTGCAACCTTCTATATCTACCAAGGGTTCCAAATCCTTGAACTTGGTTTCTGCTTCTAATTCTTTACGAGTCTTACCCATGAGAGCTGTGAACTTAATGCAACAGAGTTCAGAATCTCCGCACATCTTACATTCCTTGGTTGATAGGTCGTAATTCTTACCGAAACAAGGGTCGTTACCTGAACCGAGTTTGGTGATATCTATGGGCTCAAAGATATCCCCGGTTTCTAATTCCTTCCTTACTTCCTTTAACTTGTCTTTCTTTTTCTTCGCCATATATTTGAGAGTTTGATATCAAGTGATAGTTAATAGGTATTTCAGTGTCATTGATGTAGAATAGTATATGCACTAACTTTCAGGTACACCCTTTATGCACGTGCGCATTAGTTATGAGATTTTCTTTAGAAAATCGAAATAACCTTCAGCTTGCTGAAGTACTTAGCTTAAGTATTAGCTTAAAGCTTAAGCTTAAAGATCTGCGTACGCATGTGTATATACGCAGACTGCATACGTGTATATACGCCATATCTCTCACTCTATTTTAATTACCTTCAACTTCTCCTTCAAGTAGTAATTTTTACGGTGGTTGCCGTGACGCTTAAGGTAATTACCTGGAAATTGAAGGTCGTCCAGGTATGCTTTCTTCTTATTCATGTGAGTTCTTGCAAGACGTCCCAGGATTTGTAAAGACTTCTCATTAGAATCCATTGATGCAGTATTCTGCAGATACTTTAATTCTGGGAAGTTTTGACCTCTAGAAATAATCGTGGTAGCGATTAGTATATCTATTTTCCCCTCTCTGAAAGCTTGTAATATTTCATCACGCCCTTTTGTCTTGTGATGTACATATTGTATGTTGTATTGATTCCCAAGATGTTTAACGTAGTACTTATAAAGGTTTTCACAATGTCCTATAAACTTACATACAATCAATGCCGGCAATCTTTTCCGGTGGATGTTATACTTAGTTCGAGATAAAGAGAGTCTCCATGCTTTGACATTGTCAGAAATCACTTCTCGATATTCAGTGGGATAATCCTCATCCTTGGTATACTTATAATGGGCATACACCAACTTACAGATAATGGGAGTAGAGTATCCCTTATCAATCATCTCAGCCAATTTTACTTGGTTTACCCTATCACCAATGAATGACATTATATTCATGTTGTGTACCAACTTCTTTTTAAGGTCACTCATGTATAGAGTACCACTTAATCCAACTCGTACTCTTGAGTTGTATAGGTGTTGTATCACCGTCTTATAGGTCTTATTGTCAATCACGTCAGCCTCATCTATAAGTACCATGTCTATTTCTGAAAGGAACTTCTGATACCTATTTATATTACCTGCCAGAGATTGAACCATACAAACATTAAAGTTACCCCACTCACTGCATTTACTACCCTGGATAAATGCTACCTTTTCTCCCGGTAATAACTCTGGAATCTCTTTCTTGAACTGCTTAAACAAGTCGGCACTGTTCAACAATAAAACAGTTTTCAATTTCCTCTTGAAAGCCTGATGTAATCCACAGAACACCAAAGTCTTTCCGAAGTTAACTGCCAAGTCAGATGCACAAATAAGGAAAGGAGTATCTCCAACCTTATTATATACTATCTTTTCTAGAGCTTCTTTCTGTACTTCCCGTAGTTCTTTATCCCCCAGTACTGTTGGAATTACTGGTTTAACTCCCATGGATGGTCTATTATCTATAATTTTTACCTTTTGTCCCATTTTACGGCATTCATTATAAACCTTATTTAGAAGGCCTATTTTGAATTGCCCATAATCCGAGATATATTTTACATAACCATCCCAGTTCTTTGCCCTGCTATACATCATTATATGCCAAGCGTCCGGATGTTTAATCCGGAACATTTCATACAACTTGTTTGTGAACTTAGCTGGGCCAGATAATTCACAAACATTGCAGTTCTTTATGGTTATAGTTATCATAATTTTGTGGCCATATCTATTATACCGAAAATACCACACATGAAAAACATGAGTAGTATTATTATACACACTGTCTGAATAGCCGTTGCTATAACGTTATCCCAGTCTATTTTCATATTCCTTGTTTATTAAGCATTTCTATTATATTCAGAATAATTACCAATACCCATCCCAGTATACATATTCCCAAGTACACCTGCAATACAGTGCCCCAAATATCTTCCCAATCCCTTTTCATAATCTCTATTTTTTGAAGGCGTCCCAGTCCACATGTTCTGTTTTAGGTCGAGACACTATATTAAATTTTGCCATATAGTTAATAACCCTTTGACGAGCTTTATCATTGGATAAATCTTCTATTTTAGGTATACCATTACAAAATTCGAGTGCATAGAATTGACCGAGTACAAAGGTCTCATAATCAACCCCAATCTCATCAGCTAATTTCCTTGCCCTTACAAACCATACATACTCCTGAGGATTCTTATCATAGGTATTATTTATACCTATTCTATCGAGAATCTCTTTAGTATAATGTTCATACACCTCTCGAGTATATTCAGGGTGTTTATCCTCTTTAACTTCCTTATCAGCCTCATATACATCCATAATCCAATTAACCCTTTGATGTAACCAATTTGCACAGAAGTTATAGTTAACTCTTTTTGCTTGGGACATTAACTTAATACCTGTGGTTACAAACTCGATATATCCCTGACGAGGTTCGAACCCAAACTTTTGACAAAACTCATTTACAACAGGTACCAACTCTTTTACTGAGGCCCATTGTAAATCGGTTTGCTTTATTTTAGTTACTCCTATGTGTTTGAGTTGGATTCTAGTAGAATAGATGATATCTGCTAATAAGTTTGCATCTCCTATACTTCCTGAAGCTCTACGAACAGCTTGGGTTTGTACCTTTTTATTCTCTCCCACCACTGAACGGTGGTCTAAAGAATATTGTCTAGCTTTAGTGAAAAACTTATCAACAAATTCTTCTGATATCATACCTCCCATCTCATTCCAGAGTTTATAGAATAGAGTTTTGGAGATATGTATGGAAGGTTCTCTTTTTGCCATTATAATTTCAATTGTGATTTTATAGATAAAAGTTCTTGATAAGTCTGATATGTCGTCTCTCGTACATATTCTAAAGTCCTTCGCTTACCCAATGAATTGACATCCTCATTATCTGGTAAGAATACCACCTTTACTTTTTTGAAGGGTACCAACTTGAAGGCCAGGTCTAATGCCTTACCTTTAGCATCAGGGTCAATCAATATGATAAACTTCTCAACTGGACTCTTGATGAACTTGTTTACCTGGTATCTGCTGACGGCCTTACCTCCGGTTGCAATTCCATTCTCCCCCAAAGTTTCAGCATTGATTGCACCCTCACAAATATAAACGGTTCGGTATATTTCTAGAGCATCCGCATTATATATAATAAAACTCTTTCCCAAACCTGTTACATCTACTTCTGGGTTGTTATATTTGGGACCAGCGCCCATATATAATCGAGCATTGAAATAAGTTAATTGCCCATGCTCTGTAAATGGGATAATGATATATCCAAGATACTTACCTGTGTTACAATATCCCCATCCTTTACGAGCTAACTCTTCTATCTTAAATCCCCGTTTCTTAAGGTAATTCCTGGCAGACCTTGCCAATAGAGAAGTGCCCATAGATATGTTCTTGAATCCCTCTGGGAGGAAGAACTCTTTCTTACCTTTTAACTCAACCTTCTCTTCTTTGAATACATATCCAGAATAATCTCCCGATTCGAGTATAGATAATACTTCATGAAAACTATCCGTATTCTCCAGATACATTACCAGGCTTATCGGAGAAGGATGCTCACCACACTTGAAACAATTACACCGATTGTTTGAAAGGTTGATGCCGAACTTCTTTTCTCCTCCACAGTAGGGACAGTCTGACTTCATCCATGAATTGCGGTAGTCGAAGGCCTTCAACTTATATCTAAAATATTCATGTAAACGACCTTTAGTATGGTTATTTAGTCTCATATACTATCCTCCTAATAACTGAATGTGCTCTACCATATTTACGGCTTAACTTTTGTAGAGTGGTATTTCCTTTCAAGTATTCGGCTTTTATTTTACGTCTAATCTCTATACTCAAAGGAGTTTTACCTCTGGGTTTGAATCTACCATCTCTTATACATTGTTGAGTATTTTCTTTATGAGTACACCAATATAGATTTTCTACTCTATTGTTAGTTCTATTATTATCCTTATGACCTACACATGGTAAGTTATCGGGATTAGGTATCCAAGTTGTAGCTATAACCCTATTCAATCTATGTGTCTTTTTTCTTAGATGTACCTGTAAATATCCGAATATCTTATGAGGGTTAGTAGATAGCCATCTATGTAATTTAGTGGAATATACTCTACCGTCGAATGAAGCCAAATATTCTGGATAGTTTGGTATAGGCTTTACTTTAACACCTTTTATATTGCTGTTAAGTCTCATATCGTAAACGAAAATACCCGACCATGAATAACATAGCCGGGTAATTATTACTTATTAACTGGTAACTTCTGACATAATTCAGGAACTAGATGATGGATTATATATCCTCTACGAATCTTCGTTAATTCTGCTCTAGCTTCTTCTAACCTTAGGAAAGAATTCTTATAAGGTACCTCATACCTATCCATGTCTTTATACCCCATAGTCCTATAGTTGGGAGTAACCTTATTCCAATTTATAGAAGCCTTTTCTGAAGAGATGGGTACCCACTCACGGAAGAATACTCCTAAACTATACCTCTCTTCAATTGGACATACAACTTGATATCTGTTACCGGGTTGCCTTCTTAAACATATCTCTTTGGAAGCTCTCCTACGAAATATCTTCAATAATCTTACATTCATAACTACATGTGTTCAGTAGCTTGGAATACGCCAATATGGATATTATAATGACAGTGAGGGCAAGTGATGCACTCTTCTCCGTTATGTTCTGGACCATAACTTAAATCCAAGAATACTTCCTTCTCATTGAAAGCTACCTTGGAATTACAATTTTTACAAACTGTAGTCCTCTCCTGAATTTTAAGGGGCTCTGTAGTAATAACTCGTGCCATATAATTTTAATTATTTAAGGTTTAACTTTTATATATCTCCTGATGTTTTACTTCTCTTTTCTGGGTCTGCATTGGGATTACTTACTCTCTTCTTTTTCTTAAGTAAGTCATCTACCTGTTTACCCATTGACTCATCGTACTTTGCTCTGGCTTCTTTAGAGAACTCTTTCATACGTTGTCTTTCTGGGTCCATATTAAACATTACCCGACCATTTGGAACTCCATCACGTTGAACTACAACTTCCATTCTCATGATGTTATGCTCTTCTTCGTCTTGAGTAGAATTTAATCCCATGACGCATTTTGCATTCCTTATTATAGAAATAGCGGATGCTATATCATTATCCTCGTATCTGGTTTCTTGATGCTTAGCACCTTCTCGGGTAACATGTTGGGCAGTCCAAATGGCATCTAACCCTAACTCATCGCCCATATTATCCAGGTCAATGTATACATTGTTGATACGTTCTACATCATCCCTATCCCGGGCAATAGAAGCTAACTTTGCAGCATAGTCAACCATTATGACATTCACCTTGATACCTTTCTCGGTTTCCAGTTTCCTAACCAAGTTAATAATGGTATTACAATCCGCAATGGTTGCAGGTACACGCTCCACAATAAACTCTACACCAAGACGTTTATATTTACGCATGTGCCTTTGCTCCATCTTATCATAATCACCAGTTAACATTTCCCTCTTGGTCTTATTTAGGGTGGACTGAATCATACGGTCCATTAACTGGTTTTTACCATTTTCGGTATCTATGTAAAGAACATTCTTTTTCATAGCCAGATATCCCCGAGCAACATTGATAAGTGCAAAAGTCTTTCTTCGTTTGGGACGGTCAATTAAAACGAAAAGAGAGTTCTTGGGATATCCATCTCCATTACCCAACCTATTCAACTGCCAAAATGGAGTGGGAACTACATCTGGGTCAACCTTTCGCATAAGTTGTCGCATTGCAGTTCCACTAACCATTAACAAAGGTTCGTCCTTCTTTTGGGGTTTTGAACTTTGTAGAATCTTAGTTAGTTTAGCTTGATAGGTTTCGTAAGAATTGTAATCAGAGAAGTCCATACCTTCATTTAAGGCTTTCAATTCAATGTAGGCAATAAACTTGTGTATGTTCTCCAGAACAATATCTACATCTTTTAGAGGCTTATTATAAAGTTCAGATATTAAACTATGAATATTAGGGATATCATCCTTGGTAACTAAGTCTACATAATCCTTACCTTCTAACAAAGTTTTAACCTGCTCAACCATTAAGACCTCACTTGGTATTCGTTGGTATTTCTTTACGAATTTTACCAAGGCCTCTACTACTATTGAGTGTTCAATTAAAGTAAAGTACCCAGGTTTTATCTTTGTAACATATAGAAGAGCTTCCTTCCCTTGTACCAAAAACCTAAGTACTTCTAATTGAAACTCGATAGAGAACGTAAACTTGTCACAGGAGTTTAACCTCTTCTTTACCCTATTTTGTTTCATATATTATATAATATTCATGAGTGTATAATCAATAGTATCTGCTAGATAATATAGTTCTCCAAGCTCATCTTTGAACATTCTTGAACACAGACGGTGAAATAATTTTGATAAAATTCATACAAGTTGTTACTTTATTATTTATATTTGCATTGTTAAAAATCTTTACTACTATGAAAGGCAACAACGGAAGTGAACTACATCGTTTGACAGAATTAAAACCTTATGATGAGGATTTGTTTAATAGGTTATATAAAACCTGCAAACCCTTAATCCGTAGACTGACGAGAGGAGTTGATTCCAGAAGATTTAATCTCACACCAGATATTATTAACTCTTTTTTCTGGGATAAGTTCTTGTATGTATTTAATAAATACCAAGACGAATACGATGAAGAAAGGTTGAAAGCAACTCTCTTATCTTCCCTGCAAACTTATAAAAGTAAGTTACTGAGGAATGCTTATACCAAGCAAGCAGAGTTCAATCAAGAGTTAACTTCATTTGAGGTATTATTTGACAATAATAAAGAGCTACTTGATGATTCCGATGAGACCAGAATAAAGGAGGAACAATCTCAAAGATTCCATCAATACATGAAAGAACACCTTACACCAGATGAATATCTGGTTATGCAAATACAACTTGAACCTCCCAAATGGTTTGAGTCTCGTATCAAAGATTCCCATGGCAAGCTTTCTATATTGCATCTTATAGATTACTTTGAGTTACCCCGGGATAAGTTTGCAGTTAATATGTTTTCCCGGATGAGGAAAACCATTCAGAAGGTTTTAGAACAAGCTGCAGTAGACCTTAAACAATGAAAAAGGCCAGAGCAAGGTTATTGCTAACCTCACCCCGGCCCCACTTAACCAACTCAACTATGGTTCAGTTTAGTCTTCTATTTCCATACTGGGATGTAATCCCTTATACCATAAGTCTGATATGGATAATGGTACAAATACTCTTAGAGCCTGAGTCCAACCTATATAATCTAAATTAGGAGTACTTCCTCTATACATGGGGATTATAACCCTTACGTACATTTGGTTGATTCCAGAAGGATTTGGTATAGTTGGGCCTACTTCTAAACCTACCTCACAAGTATAGGCAGAACCTGGTACACACTGTATATTACCCAGAACTGTTGAGGGCACCATGGAAGGATTACCGGTCAAACCTTGCTGGTCTTCTTTTACCTGTTTTTGTATGGATTTCAAAGCTAATAACCATTTAGGATTATTACCTACTAATTCATACAAATTACGAGTTCGTAGAGTAATATAAGTTATATCAGTAAATGTTTCTGCTACGTTTACTGCAGCTATGAATATTACTCCGAATGGTGTCAGTCTCATCTTCAGAGTACCTTTACTGGTAGTCGGAGATATATACTGAGATATGGGAGTAGATACTACAGTAGGAGAACCTGACATGAATATATTGTCCATGGCTACAGCTAAAGTCAAAGCTGGGTCTTTACTTATCCTTTCAACTGTAGAACTATGCTCTGGTAATAGAGGAGATAAATAGGGTCTTACTGCAGAATTATAGGGACACACACATAAAGTACCTAATATCTCGGCTCGGTCTGGTAAAGTAAATCCACCATTTACCGACCACACATTATCTTCTGGGTCTAAGTAGTTAGCTTCTTTACTTAAGTTTCTATGCATGATGGTTAGGCCCCAATCCGTATATATGGGCAACCCAGTATCTGGGTCATTGCCATTTTTTATACCCCATATACCTATGGCCTTTAAGTAATCATAGATGTAATTTGCTAAGGTATCAAAAGTACGTGGATTACTGTAGTCCCTGAATAAAGTTACCCCTTTGACTTTTAAGCTTTTAATAACTACTCTTACAGTCCCCTGAATTCCTGTGCTATCCGTATCGATTTTAGATAACTCATAGTCTACTTCTACACCATTACCTTGGGTAATAGCCAAAGAATCAACCACCTGAGAATTGCCCTTTATATTAGTAGAATCTAACTTACTCTCTACAGATTGAACCCGACTCTTCAGGTCAAGAATATCCAAAGGATTCATTCCGTACGGCTTTACTGGAAATTGACCTTGAATGGGTACCAAACACAAAGTATAGTTCATGGCTGCCATGATTGACTTATACCTCATGCTCGTAGTCTGGCTATTCCACTCAGGTCTCCATCCAACCAAGTATACTCCTATGAGAGAATCTACATTCTTGTTGAAAGGCATCCCTGAATCAGCCAGGAGTTCTAACATCCTTTCATAATCCCAAGAAAGTACCTCATCAAGGCCATACACCTTGTCAAAGGTTAACCACCCACAGGTGAAGTTAGTTACACTGGGGGGATTTTCACTTCCATCGGGACGATAGGTATGAGTTGCTTTTACAGCAAATGCCACCAGCTTCTGAGGATTACTTAGACTTGGCCATCCACCCGATGGTTGTACTCCATTAAAGGTAAGTACATCCGGAGCTATGTGACATAACCCATCAGGAGTGGTGTAGGCATTGAATACTTGGCCTGCAGTGTTATCCTTATTTGAAAGAAATACCCTACGAGCTCTTCCCAAGATATTAGCCACTCCAGAAGGTAATGTACTCGGCTTCTTGAATACACTGGTTATGGTTACATTCTGTTGGGTAGTATCTACCCAGTCGAAGCCGCAAATAGGACCGGTACCAGCCGTTATGGCAAGAGGTTCCATAACCTCTTTAGATTCTATCAAATCTCCGTAGACTTGGTAGAACCTCGGTTGTACTATCCCATTTACTACTTCGGTTACATTATTCTATGCCATGGTTATATTTTTAACTTATCGAGGTTCTCATCGATGAATATTAAGGCCTTGGTTAAGGATTCTACCAGTTTCTGGTTCACTGAGTCATCTTCGAGTAGAGCCACGTCATCGGGATTATCCTGAAATAACCACTCGAGAAGTACTCCCCAGTAGTTGTTGCCCATCAGTACAGTAAAATTGGCTTCCTTATCAGGGTCACCATCTGATGGGTCTGTTCTGTGTTTATAACCATCTGTAGTGGGGAAGTCTTCCTGCAGTTGTTCGAATATTACTGTAGCAAATAAATCCGAACGGGTTTGTCCTTTGGTGGTATATATTTCAAATCCCCGGGCAGTGCACCACTCATTTCCCATGCCTGCAGCATTGTTATGGAGGGATAGCAGAAACTTAGCTCCCCCTCGAGGAGTATCTAAGTTATTTGCAATTTCTTTTCTTCTAGACAGTCCGATTTCGGTGTCCTTGGTATTGGTGAATGCTACTTCGAATCCTTCCCGTTTAAGACGTTCTGCCAACATCTTACCCACTTTTCTACTCCACAGGTATTCCTTGTGTCTGCCATCTGGAGATTGTTTCCCTGCCACATCTGACCCATGAGCAAAGTCGATGATGGGCAATAATCTTCGTGCCATGTTATAATTTTTTAAGGTACATTAGTTTTAATCCGTTTAGATACATACCAACAGATTGGTCCATATTAGAAATTGTAAATTGGTCCTTTGGTATATATATCTGTTCAATTACCATATCTTTTATTGCCTCATTATCTTGAGGCTCAAAGATATTTGACAGAGATTTACCATTACAGGTGAAGTTTGATAATAATCCGCATAACTCGGAATATTCATTGTTCACCAGGCTCTCTACCTTCTTTATGGTCGACTCTTTATTATCGATATGATTTTCAAACCTTATACGTAGTATTGCGTATTTAATGATATGGCCCAAGCAATTGAATTCCCTGCGAATCAATATTTGAGCTTCGGTTACACCGATAGTTGAGTTAGCTGCTCCATCGAAAAACTCCTTTACCTGTTGTGATGATTCAGATACCACGGTAACTTTTTTGTTAAGGTTCCAGATAGTATAGATAAACATTACTACCATCACTAGAACCAATACCATAAAGATACCGAATATCACTTTAAGTGCCCCATAATTTGAGGCAGCTTCGGCCAATTCAATCGAAGATTTGGTTAAAGATTGAACAGCATTGTCGAGTTTAGGGTCTTCTTGAGCAAAAGAAGATAGTAGAGCTATTAGAGGCATGTTAAGCATATACGATATAAATTACGGCAGTAGTTTGTTCAAATACTACAGAACTGTCTTTTGGTTCAAAATATTTTACGTTTACGGGTAAGTACTTATTGACAATGTTTACCAGAGTTTCTCTTACTTTATCACTATAGTCAGAGAGATGTTCTGATTGTATCAGTTCCTTTTCAGCCTCTATCTCTTCTTCGGTTGCATCGGGATTCATCAGCTTCCACTCTTCCAACAATTGTTCTTGAATCTCCTGGTCTTTCCTTACCATAAAATCCCATTGACCCTTTGGTATGCCAATAGTGAGAATCATTGGGACACATTCCCAACAATCCGTTTCAGTATCGTAGGTAGCTGAAGGAGTATCGAAGTGAGAGATAGTATCATAGTTTACAGAACCATCGCCTATTGCCTGGGCTACTGATGCTTTGGTACTTTCATCTACTTCTGTGAGAGTAAAGGTCACTCCATAAAAACGGCCTAATATTTCATAAAACCGTCTAGTGCCTCGTATCTTGTACAAGGATATGGCGTATCTTAGAACTAGCCGGTAATCCGCGGTAGGAAAACCCCTGTCCTCTTTTACCCAATTCTCTAGATTCTCCTCTGTATAAGGTTCTCCCTTAGTTAATACGCCATAAGCATAAGGAATGAACCCAAAGTATTCCCATAAATAGTTCAGGAATATAGGATTAGCTTTATCCACATCCAAACATTCCATGAAATTATCTATATCGGGCATTACCTCAGTATCGAAATAGCCAGAACATACATCTATGAACCTTTCGAATATACCCTTGCCTTCTGAATCCTGATAGGTATCATTAGCTTTGTAGTAATGGTCGAAAAGATTACTGAAGATGTAATCCCTGAAGAATGTCTTCACTGGATTAAACCACTTCATTGATTATGAGTGTTATGTTATCCGAACTGATAGTAGGGATATTATAGTTGTGTGGAATCAGGTCTACCAATCTACCGTTGCTTCCCATAGGTTGAGTAGTTAATTGATATACGGTTCCGTTTTCGTAGTTTGCGTTTTCAACCGGTAAGTTAATAGTAAGGCTGAACTTTGACTTTGTCAGAGTTACCTCAAGAGGTTTACCATACTGACCCGAGTATAGAGCATTACCAGATAAATCCCTGTTAGCATACACCTTATATAAGGCATTACCGTTTTCTATTACGGTCTGTATGTAACAATTCTCAAAGTCAGATTCCGGAGTAGAAGTTGTAAAGGATATCATCTTAAAATAGGTGATATTCAGTGCTGGCACTGATACTATCTCTTCCGTATTCTGAGAGTTAATGTTTATGGCTATCGGGTATGGTAGTAAATATAGTTCAGTTATGGTAAGGAAGTCAACCATGGGTTGATTATCCATAAGAGCGTACAAATCTGACTGTCTTACCGGTTTATTGATATCAGAGTTTTGATAGTTATAAGCATCTAACAAGGCCTTCTTTACCTGATTGCTTATATCTATAGATTTGAAAGACTTCCTACCGGTTATCTCGGCCGATAAATAAATCTTAGCTGCATGTGTAGAATATACACTTACTCGAGTAGTTAATACCTTGGATGATTCCATCCTTTGCTTTACATTGTTAATAAGCTCGGTGCTTGCTTCTGAACCACCATCTGGAGTGATATATACTTCTACATATCTTCCACAGATGTAGTTACAGTAAGCTTTATCTACTCCATCTATTAACATGGCTATGGCCTCATAATCTTCTTTGGTGATGGCCACTCCCAGAGTCTTAATACTTAATGGTATATGCTCTTTGAGGGTATCAAAATCCTCATAGTCAGAGCCCCCGGTAGCAGCTATAGTATTGGTTAGAGTAAGGCCAGAAGTTACATCGGTCATTACATCTGGAACTTTATCGAACTGGTTTGCCGGTATATTACCGTTTGCACCATAGGTCAGATAATACTGTCCCTTAATGAGTGAGCCTATAGTTGGTTTTCTACCGAACTGACCATCACCGAATACCAGATACGGAGTGAGAGTAGTATCGAGTTCTACCTTGTATACCTTATCACCTGGACCTGAATAAGCAAAGGTATCTACCAGAGTCCAGGCCTCTCCACCAATGGTAAGTACCATAGAACCCTCTACATACTTCTTATCCGTAGGTAAGTCTCCCAAAGTTATGATAATATCATGAGAGGTATAAGTACCCAGTTCTACTTCTTCCACGGCCTCTTTCTGAGCTACCGGTACTTTATAAGTATATGTACCCCTTTCAATAGTTACATTGCGAGTAGTTATCCACTGTTTACCATCCTTTGAATTGAATATAGTGTTCTGGGGTACTTGTATATCTACCGGGAAAGGACTCCCGTCTTGCATATATACTGTTAAGTCTACTGAAGATGGGATAGCTGATTTTATGTGGTAATCTACCAGCTTAGCATGCTTGTACAATGACGAGTACCTTCGGCAGGTTGGAAGGAAAGCTTCTCTTGCCATGCCATCAATGTAGTAGTGTATCACCTCAGCAATACCTGCAAAGATTGAGAGTGTAAGTATGAATATATTACCTTCACTCATATCCGTTATCTCTGGAACCCTTTCATTCAGAGATTGAATTAGTTTGGCTTTTATGTCATTATATGACCTCTGAAAGGGAGTGAGCCAAGGGTTGCTAGTAGACATTTGTTGTGGAATTATTTAAGTTATACTGAAAGTTTAACTCTTCTACCCTCCGAGAGTTCTGCACCTTGAAGTATATAAGGAGTCTTATGGATTCCTTAGTGGGTTTCAGAGCAAATACCTTTAATGCCGTTATCCTTGGTTCCCAAGCTGCGATGCCATCCTTCACGAAATTTTTAATCATGAGGTTGAGAGCACTTGTATTGGGTTCTTCCAAACATTCCCAGGTTCGAGAACCAAAGTCTTCTTGTCTGAATCTTTGGCCTATTTGATAGGTTAAGATAGCTGTGAGGTTCTGCTTTATTAAAGCAACATCTCCTCGGAGTATATACCATCCTATCTTTGGTACTACTCTGCCATCTGGCAGCTGTACTGATTCTAGTTTCCCATCGCTCCCGACTGCTTGTTCAAGCTTTATAGGGAAATAGGCACCACTACCAATACTGTTGAGTTGATTATAGTTTGCCATCAGTTAGGTTGTTTAATTGTTTCACTTTCAATATCCTCCACCTTGGTCTCTTCCAGTTTAGAACTAGCCCAAGATGCAGCAGCAGTTTTCAAAGCAGCACCTCCGTCTTGAGGTTTAGGGGCCCAATTAGTGAATGTCTGCTTTATTTTATTTAGGTCTTGCTCGATTTTGTTTAACCTTTCCACTACTGAATTGGATTCAGGAATACCAACTTCTCCCCCCTGCATTATAATGTTATTCGCATCGACGTTTATGTTACCGTCTAGAGACTTAACAATTATATCTTGTTGGATTATTGCAGTTAATACTCCCGATTCACTTTCATCCAGTATAATCCTATTGCCTTTGGGTGTAATAAACCCAAGTACATGGGGTTTGTCTAAGTCAGGAGGCATCTCTCCGATTGCCCAGCCATGATAAGACCAGAGGGGGTGTCTTGGGTCTCCATTTTCAAATTCTACATATACTATAGAACCTTCACGAGGAGATAACCATTTGAATCCAGAACCAGGACCTCCTTGTTGATGCTTAGGATAGGCCCATACTTCTACACCTCTTAGTATACTCGGGAGATGTACACATACCTTGTTTTGAGAGTCAGGGTCATTAGAAGTTATTACTATACCTCGATAGGTAGAATAGAATCTTCCAATGGCCTCTATACCTCTTTGTTGAATTATTTCGTATAAGGTCATTATTCTCTTGGGCTTATGTTCCTACCTACTTGAAAGTCAATTCTTGAATCTACCTCTACTTTATAATCAGCAGGGTTGTCGGGGTTCTGACGTACCACAATTTGACGACCAGCTCTTTGAGGATTCTCCTTGTCCTCTTCTGTCCAAGTTGAAGCTCGGTATCTAGCCACCTCAGCCTTAATCTTACTTGGTATTTTCCAAGCACCCGTAGTATAAGACTCTTCAGCTATGTCATGAGCTTTTTGGAATACTTCCTGAGTATTGACAGAAGTAGATATTCGATTCAGTATAGAGTTACGTGACTTCTTCTCAAAAGTAACCTCAGTGAAATATCCCCCGGTATCAAAGCTATGTTCAACCTCTTTTGCATACCAGTCACCAGAGTACTTTTTACCGACATTCTTTATCTCAATGATTTGAGAAGACTTCATATCGGGGTTACCAACGAACTTGGCTTTTGCTTTAATTTGACTATTCACCGATTCGATGATGT